CGGTTGACTCGTCTGTCAGCGGCGGCGACAATCGTGTGACCTCAACCGCAAGGCTTTCCGCAATGCTGATCACCATCGACAACCGCACCATCGAACTGAGCGACGAACAGGTCTCGGCATTTCACGCCCTGACTCGTTTGCAGCAAGGTGTGGCGCTTGGGGTACTCGAAGGGTTGTCGCAGCGTGAGGCGTATCGTCGGGCCGGTGGTAAGGCGAAAGACGATAACGTCGCCGATCAGCAAGCGTCGCGAATGGTGAGATTTGACAAGGTCGCTAGTTTTCTTAATTCGTTCAAAGTTGAAACAACTAAAACACTTGCGTCGACGATCATGTCCCGTGAGGAAATGTTAGAACGTCTGACTGCGATGGCCCGAACTAATATCGACGATGTAATCTCGTTACATAACAATCCGCTCATCGACGAAGAGTCAGGCGAAGTTGTTGCGCAAGCTGGATGGTCGTTTAAAGATCCTGATAAAATGACTGGCGCTGGTACTGCAATCATCAGCGAACTTACAGCCGGTAAAGATGGCTTGAAAGTTAAAACACATAGTCAAGTTGCGGCGATGAAACAAATCGCTGATCTCCAGGGTTATAACAAACCAACCGAGATTAAACTTTCCGGCGAAGTAACTACCCGCGCAAGGCTTGACGATTTCTATGGTGAATAATTCGACGATGCGGTAGGATGGGCGACGATCTTAAAAGGCCCACACCACATGGCAACTTTGAACCCGAACCTCCGTGACTTCTGGACAACTCGTGAAACCCCCGAGGGTGATCCCGTCCGTTTCCGCGTCTTGCACGGTGGTCGGATGAGTTCCAAGTGTTTGGCGGTAGGTACGGGCGTCCTCATGTACGACGGCACCGTCAAGGCTGTCGAAGACGTTCAGGTCGGTAACAGGGTAATGGGTCCAGACTCGAACCCTCGCGAAGTGTTGAACACCTGTCGCGGTCTCGACGAAATGTATCGGGTCAGTCAGTCGTACGGTCAGGATTACGTGGTCAACTCGAATCACATCCTGAGCTTGCGTAAAACACCATCGGCTGACAAAGACATCACCGAATCGACCGCTGACAAAAGGATCTATCGTTACTTTCCTGACCTCCCTCCCCTTCTGAACATCGGTATATCCGAGTTCGTTGAACGTGCCAAGTCATCCAAGTTTCGCAACGTATTCAAAGGTTGGAAGGTTGGTCAGCAGTATCAATCGCAACCTGTTCCACTTGATCCGTACTTCCTGGGTGTATGGTTGGGTGATGGTGATTCGGCACGTCCGTGCATCACGACGATAGATCCTGAAGTCGCCCAATACGTGACCGCGTACGGTGAGTCGCAAGGTATGACGGTACGAGCGTCCGGTAAATCTGGAACACTGGCGATGCGGTACAACATCGTAGGGGTTGGGCGGGCGAATGACGTACTGAATACAATGCAGTCGCTCGACTTGATTCGATACGTGAAGGCTCAGGACCGTGAGACGGGCGTGCAGTACACCGGGAATAAACACATCCCGCAGTGTTACATCACCAACGATGAGTCCACCCGGTTCAAACTTCTCGCTGGTCTGATCGACTCAGACGGTACGTTCGTTGCGCGTAAGGGTTGCTACGTCATCACGCAGATCAACGAGCGGTTAATTAGGGACATCAAGCGACTCGCCGATTCGTTGGGTTTCCGAACCAATGTGGGCACCAACGACAACGTTAAATTCCGTGTCGGTGATGAATACGTCACGTACGGCAAGGTTGTTCACCGGTTGTCTATCTCCGGGCCCCGCTTGGAACAGATCCCAACCCTGCTCGCTCGCAAACAGGCGAAAGCCAGTACACATGTAGCGAACCAACGTCCGTACACCATGACAAGCCTCACCGTTGAGCCGATAGGTGTCGGGGAATACGCTGGGTTCGAGGTCGATGGCGACCATCTGTTCTGCCTGGAGGATGGTACGGTTACGCACAACAGCCACGACATGGCCGGTGTGGCCATAGCACGGGCAAACTTCAGCACCGAACGATTCCTGTGCCTGCGGATGTTCCAGAACCGTATCGCCGACTCGGTGTACACGTTGCTGAAGGACAAGATCAGCTATTTCGAGCTGGATAAGAATTTCAAGATTTATGCTGACGCCATTGAGCACAAGACCAACGGGTCGCTGTTCCGGTTCTACGGCGTGGCGCGTAACGTCGACGAAATCAAGTCGTTCGAGGGTGCGACGGTGTCATGGTGGGAGGAAGCTCATCTCATGACCGAGTCAGCGTTCAACACGGTGCGCCCGACGGTCATGCGTAACGACGGCGCCGAGATGTGGTTCTCGTTCAACGCCCGGTTTGCTACCGACTTCGCCTGGAAACGTCTCGTTATCTCACCGCCACGCGGTACGCTGATTCGTCAAATCAATTACGACGAGAACCCGTTCCTCTCCCCTTCCGCCCTGGCTGACATCGAGTCAGCGTTCGAGGAAGACTACGACCTCGCGATCCACACGTACAAAGGCGTCCCGTTCGACAGCGACGACAGTGTCGTGATCAAACGTGCGTGGCTCCAAGCCGCTGTGGACGCGCACAAGACCGTTAAGCCGCTGTCGGGTACATGGACCGGTGGTAAGACCGTTGGTTACGACGTGGCGGACGATGGGGACGATAAGAACGCCACCACCGCGATGGACGGCATGGTCTGTATCGACCTCGATGAGTGGAAAGGTGGGCAGGATGAGTTACGAGAGTCGGCAGCCCGTGTGAAGATGACCGCCGAACGTCTCCAGGCGTCGCAGATCGGTTACGACAGCATCGGTGTAGGCGCCGGTACAGGCTCGCACCTGAACTCACTGCTGTGGCGGCGTCACTATCGTTTCAACGCTGGCGGCAAGGTGAGCGACCCGAAACGTCACTACGGCGACACCAAGATCACCAACGAGGACTTTTTCGCGAACCTGAAAGCCCAGGCATGGTGGCTCGCTGCTGATCGTTTCCGCAACACGTATTTGGCCGTGACGAAGGGTCGACAGTTCCCCGCCGATCAGATGATCAGTCTGTCGAGTGAGTGCGACGCGAAGTTGTTGAACAAGCTGATTGACGAGCTATCGACGCCAATGCGTGATTTCGACAACGCCGGGAAGGTCAAGGTGGAGAGCAAAAAGGATTTGGCTAAGCGTGAGATCGTATCCCCCAACATCGCAGACTCGTTCATCATCGCTGCGTGCCGGGGGATGTTGGCGAAAGTGCCGATTGGGTCGATGTTATGAGTCGTCACCCCACACGTGCGGGAGTTCGCGATACGTTTCAGACTCGTGCCGGTACTGAATCACCTGTGACCCGCGATTACGTGCACTCTGATGGCGCTCGCAGAATAGCGTGCCAATCTTACGTGGTTGACCATTGCAGCACGTCGCAGCACATGGTTTGTGGTCGGGACTGATCATGACTCACCTCGGGCTTTGGCGATGACCTGATGAGCACGATTCAGAGCGACGGCGTTTGATGGTTTCGGATTAGTGAACAACACCAAACTTTCCAGCGCTGCAAGTAATTCAGGTGCAGTGCGTAGTAAATGTTCATTGTCTTCACCACTCACGACGATGGCGACAGGTTCGTTATTGGCGTCAAGGATGTAAGGCGTCTCATCCTGTTCGATAGTCCACGGTGCTGGTGCGTGCATACCTATTTCCCCTCTGTGCCACGTTTAAGATACACTGGAGCATATGACACTATGACGGGCTCGTCAACATGACTTTACCAGCCACTACCGACGGACTCGTGAACGTCGCTTCCGGTCTCGGCACATCGAAGGCTAAGCGGTCTCACAACCAGTTCAGTTATGCCGTGCTCAACAACTGGGCGGCGTGGGACGCTGCATATCAAAGTTCGTGGCTAGCCCGTCAGATCGTCGATATTCCCGCCGAAGACATGACGCGTGAGTGGCGTACGATCAAGTGTGACGGTGCTGACGAGATCCGCGCCGAAGAGGATCGCCTCCACATCCCGATGGACTGCAACGAGGCGCTGAGCTGGGCACGTCTGTATGGTGGTGGCGGCATTCTCATGATCACCGGTCAGGACTTGACCAAACCGTTGAACCTGAACGCTGTACGCAAGGGTGACTTGCAACGTGTGATCGTGTTCGACCGCTTCGACATGCAAGCGATGACGCTCAACACGTGGAACGTACTCGCAGCGAATTACCTCGAACCTGAGTTCTACACCATCAACGGTGGTGGACAACAGGTTCACTGGTCACACTTTGCGCGGTTCATGGGCGCCAAGCTGCCACGTCGTCAACGTGCACAAACGCAAGGTTGGGGCGACTCGGAACTGCGCAAGTGTCTCGAAGACATCATGGACATCGTCGCGAGTAAAGACGGTATCGCTGAGCTGATGCAGGAAGCGAACGTCGATGTGATTACCCGCGTGGGCTTGAGTGACGAACTGGCGAGCGATCAGGACTCGGCGATTATCGACCGTTACACCCTGTTCAGTCAGATGAAATCGCTCGTGCAAATGGCATTGCTCGATGGTGACGAGACGTACGACCGTAAGACCCTGGACCTCGCCGGGGTTGCTCCAGTGCTTGAAACTCTGATGACGTGGATCAGTGGCGCTGCCGACATCCCGGTCACTCGTCTGTTTGGTACGTCCGCCAAGGGGCTTAACGCCACTGGTGAGGGTGACAACACCAACTACAAGAATTCGATCCGCTCCAAGCAACTGACGCAGCTCGACCCGGGCCTACGCTCACTCGATCAGGTGTTGGTACGTTCGGCGCTGGGATACTGGCCGGAGGATTACAACTACATATGGAACCCACTCGACCAGCCCGATACGGTGCAGATGGCGACAGCCGCGAAGCTGCGTGCCGATACGGATCTGGTGTATCTCGATGCAAGTGTGATTCAAGTGAGTCAGATTCAACGCCGTCTCCAGGCTGAAGAGGCGTATCAGTTCAAGGACGAGGACATCGAGGAACTGGAAGGGTTGGAAGAGCCGAACATGCCTGCTGAACCGGTCGTCGAGGAGAAAGCGCCAGCGTTATCGACTGATGCGTTCATGAGTGCCTACACCGCCCTGACCCGCGACGGTGTATCACATGAGTCGGCTATGGCTGTGTTGATGGGGTGAAATAATCGAGCGTGCCCCAATAGTAAGTTTCACCATCGTCGCAATACAGTTGCCACGGCATATTGGTGTTTAGGGATCTATCGACACTATGGACACGGTAGGATTGACCGTCGGTCCACTCTTCAGCCATGTGACATTTACCGTCACCTTTTCGGTAAGTCAGCATATCACCGACCTCCACATGGGTATGCCAGTTGTACGCGAGTGGGGGTCGACACTCGGGTTCATCCAGCGTAACAACCGGCTCACCCGGAACCATTGGACCACGTGGCGCACCCCAACCAAGCTCAGCGAGTCGCACAACGACCTCACCGTGGCATTGACCTGCGTGTTCAAACAGTGCGTCGGCTTCAGCCTGTGCCGCCTGGGCACGTGCTTCAAGGTCGCGCCACTCGGTCAGCATCGTTTCGAGTGTTGGGGTGGTGAGTCGAGCTGCCTCCCATTCTTCACGAGTGACTTTTGCAGTTTTACTATCGTTGGCGCTTGTGGACAACCACACACTTTTCGCCGGACCACCGAAAAACACTTCCCCGTCGTCATTTGACTGCACGCAATAACCCGCCGAACAGTCACTCGGCCACTCTTTCAACTCACGCGCCAGCAATTCAATCAGCTTCATAATCCACCTCGTTGTGTTAATGTGAACCGAACTGTAACCCCTTCTGACGGACTCGTCAACACATGGTTCGATATAACGCAGCACTTCAGCGAATCGCCCGAGCGGTGAGGAAAGACATCGACGAGGTGATCGTTCCGCTCGTGAAACAGTACGCGCCTGAGTACATTCAGGACTCGACGCCGACACTCGACGGCTGGGCCGACACCATCGCCAGGGCGTTACAGTTCCTACTCGGTAAGTGGCTCAGCCCTCCCGCACGTCAGGCAGCCGAATCAATCGCGTCGGAGTTCGTAAAGTCACAGATGCGTGCGAACTCACGCGGGCGACGGTCGTTCGGTATCGACGTGTTCAGCAATTCGCAACAGGCGCGTGACTACCTCGAAGCCGCGACATTTCAGAACGCCATGCTCATCACGTCGATCCCTGCGCAGTATCTGGAACAGGTGCAGAACATCGTCATGACGAACATGCGCGCCGGTATGCGACCGTCGTTCATCGAGAAGGCGTTGAGCGAGCAATTCGGTGTTACGACGCGTCGGGCGAAAATGATTGCACGCGATCAACACGCCAAAGTACAAGGCGAACTCAATAAAAGGAAACAGGTTGCGGCTGGTTTTGAGATGTTCCAATGGGTCGACAGTCACGACCAACGAGTGCGACACAGACACCGCGAGATTGCCAATAAGGTCACGCAGTGGGGACCTGGGGTTTACCGTTGGGATGACCTTCCATTGAGCGCGAAAGGCGAGCCCATCGCCCCAGGTGCCGATTTCCAGTGCAGGTGTATAGCCAAGGCGATCACTCAATCGCAGGTTGATCGGTACGTACGCGATGGTTTGACCAAACCGGGAGTTACGAAGTAAACTCACGTTGCGGCTAGGGGGCACCCGAACATCGACTAGTCATCGACAGCCGCAACCCTTTCAGACTCCTCCGACCGAGGTTCTAATGATCATCACTGCTGAAGTTTTAAAGTCCTGCGTCACTTTCAACCTGTCGACCGGTGTATTCACGCACAATGTCAGGCCCCTTGAGATGTTCACCACGTTGCGGAATCAGCGCAAGTGGAACACTCGTTACGCTGGTAAACCTGCCGGACGCATTCGTACCCATAAGAACGGCAAGCGTTATGCGTATCTCGGACTATTCAATAAAGAGTATCTGGCGCACCGTATGGCGTGGCTCTATCACTACGGTGAACAGGCAACAATGCACGTCGATCACATCAACGGTGACGGTACGGATAACCGCATTGTGAATCTGAGGAACGTCAGTGCTTGCGAGAACTCGCGAAACATGAAGGTGTTTTCAAATAGTAAGACAGGCGTACCGGGTGTGAGCCGTCACAGTCAAGTTGAGAAATGGAACGTTCGGATACAAGCGAATAAGGTTTGTCATCAGATCGGGCTGTTCGACAGCTTTTTCGACGCTTGCTGCGCTCGGAAGTCAGCAGAATTGAGAATGGATTTTCACGCGAACCACGGTTCAGACCGTAGCCTTTGAAGTGTCGCCCC